AGTCACTGTGTCGAAGTCTGCCGTCAGCACGACGCAGAGCACTACCGGCGTCACGCTGACGGCAGACTTCGACACAGTGACTGGGTTGAATCACTTCGCCATCGATACCTCGGCGGATGGGACGTTCTACGCAGCAGGCAGCTTCTTCGATATCGTCATCACGACAGGATCAGTGGATTCCGTGAGCGTCGTTGGCTCTGTGGTCGCATCCTTCACGCTGCGCAAGAACTCGTCGCTGAAGCCGACCACTGCGGGGCGCACGCTGGATGTGTCTGCTGGTGGCGAGGCTGACGCAAACATCACCCACGTCATCAGCGATCCAATCGTAGCGAGCAGCTCGAAGACGACGAACTGGGGCGGAACCGTCTAAGGGGTAGTTCATGGCTCAAGCATGGGCGCCTGGTGCGTGGGCGGCAGACGCATGGGCCGGGACGGTTTGGGCCGAGGTAGCAAGCCATCCAGCGTCTGGCGCGCTGAGTTCTCAGGCGGCAACGATCAGTGGTGCGGCAGCGCACGAACACGCAGCGACAGGCGTGCTGGCTGCTCAGGACGCGACCATCACGGGCGCGGCGGATCACACAACCGCAGGCGCATCGCACAGCACCAGCGGTGCACTGGCGGCACAAGATGCCACGCTGGCCGGATCTGCCACGCATCTGACCCTGCACACGACGTCTGGTGCGCTCGCGGCTCAGGCGTCGACCATTGCTGGCGTTGCGGCTCACCAGCACACCACGATCGGTGCGCTTGATGCCCAGTCGGCAACGGTGGCGGGGACAGCGGCCCATCTGACGCTGCACACATCGAGCGGCGCACTCTCGAGCCAGGCGGCAACGATCAGCGGCGCGGCCGAACACAGCAGCGTCGGTGCACATGATGCAGCTGGCGTGCTAGCTGCTGGTGACGCGATCATCGTCGGTTTTGCGTCGAGGTCTGGTGGCGCGCCTGGTCCCGGCTTCTTTAATGAGGCGTCTGGGCTGCCAGGGTCGACACCGAAAGCTAAGCCGAAGGTGCCGCGCGTCAAATCGCCACGTTCGCGCCAGACGATCAACGCCGTCGTGCACACATGCAGCGGGGCACTGATAGCCGAGGCTGCATCGATCGGTAGCGTGGCTGAATTGTCCGCGCTCATCGTGCAGAACGGGCTGAAACGCAGCGTCGCAGTGGAACCAGTTCGACGCGGGTCCGTAGAAGATCGCGTCCGATTCCTAGAGCGAGAGGTGTCTACCCTGCGCCGCGCTCTCAATGGATCCAGGGGAACGTAGAAGGAGCAATGAACCATGACCGAAGCCGTACTCGACACCACCCCCCCGGCAGCAGCAGCGGCGCCGGCAGCCGTAGCAGCACCGGCGCCTGCAGCGGCGATTCCGACTGCACCTGCAGCGCCTGCCGCCCAAGCAAGCCCGGCCGCCCCTGCCCCTTCGTTGCTGGCAAAGGGGGGTGCCGCTTCGCCTGCCCAACCGCCGGCCGATGCGCCTGCCTCGCCGATCCCGGCGAAGTACCAGGTCAAGACGGCTGACGGCCAGATCGACGTCGATGCGTCGATGGCCAAGTGGAGCGAAGGGCACTCCAACCTGGAGAAGCGCCTCGGCTCCGGCGACGCACCGCCGGCCAAGCCCGAGGACTACGCGCCGACGCTGCCGCAGGGCCTGACGATGGAGACGCTGAAGGCCGACCCGCTGTTTAATGGCTTCCTGAAAGGCGCGCACGCCCGCGGCATGAGCAACGACGACGTGTCCTTCGTGCTCGACGCCTATCAGCAGCGCATGGCCATGGCGAACTCGCCCGAGGTCGGCGAGGCGCAGCTGCGCAAGGACTGGGTCACCGACGACCAGATGGAGCGCGGCCTGGCCGAAAGCTACCGCGCCGTGGCTGCGTTCACCAACGGCGACGCCGAGCGCATGTCGCGCATCGAGGCCAAGTTCGGCAACGACCCCGACTTCGTGTGGTTCACCGCACAGATCGGCAAGGAGCTGCAGGAAGACACCTCCGTGCAGGGCGGGCTGACCGGCGGCGAGCAGCAGACGCTCGAATCCCTCATGGCGTCGCCCGCGTACATGGACGGCAAGCACCCGGAACACAGCAAGGTCGTGGCTCAGGTGCAGAACCTCTACACGAAGCGCTACGGTGCGCGCTGACCTGTAGAGATTTCTCCGGGCGGGTGGTTGCACATTGCCGCCATCCGCCCGGCGTGGCTGCCGGATACCGGAACAGCCCGACGAGATCGCAGAACGCCATGCGCCCCCGTTGAACTGCGGCCCGAGAGGACACCCGCGAACCGGCGATTCGAACCCAACACAAGGAACGGATCATGTCCACCTCTCCGACCATCACCACTGCGTTCAAGCAGCAGTTCCACGACACCTTCCTGCACGCGCTGCAGCAGAAGGAATCCCGTTTTCAGGGCCGGGTCCAAGACCGCGGCATGATCGCGGGCTCCAGCTTCACGACCAACAACCTCGGTCTCGTCGAGGCCCGCGAAGTCACCGGACGCTACCAGGACAAGCAGGCGCAGGACGTCAGCCAAGAAACGCGGATCGCGTACATGGCCGACTACGACATTGGCCCGCTGGTCGTCGACGGGTTCGACCTGGCCAAGCTGGTCGCCGACCCGACCTTCAAGTACAGCGAACTGCTGATGGCCGCAGCCAACCGTCGCAAGGACAAGACGATCTACCGGGCGCTGCTCGATGGCTCGCTGACCCGCACGACCGAAGGCGGCACCGTCTCGAGCACCGCGCTGCCCGCCGGCCAGATCATCCTCGCGGGTGGTACCGGCTTCACCAAGACCAAGATCCTGACCGCGGTCGCGCTGTTCCGCTCGAACGAGGCGGACGCCATGAACGGCGAAGAACTGTACATGGCCTACAACTCGACGATGGTGCGCCAGCTGCTCGCCGACACCACGCTGACGTCGGCCGACTTCATGGCCACGCAGATGCTGCAGGCCGGCCAGGTCGCGCAGAACTGGTGCGGCTTCACCTGGATCCCGTACGAAGCACTGGACGTGGGCGCCGGTGGCGGCACGGACCGTCGCACGGTGGCCTGGTGCAAGTCCGGCGTGCAGTTCGGCACCGGCATCGATGTCCGCACCGACGTCGACACCAACAAGGGCAAGCGCGGTCATCCGACCGAGGTCTACGGCTGGCTTTCGCTTGGCGCCACGCGCCAGGACGAAAAGAAGGTCGTCGCCATCGACTTCACCGCGGCCTAAACCTCAAGGAGCACATCATGGCTGAATTCGACTCCCGTCAACTGACGGCTCTGGAAGGTTCCCCGAAGGTCAAGGCCTCGCCGTACGATCATGGCCGCGTGTCGGTCGCGGTCGCCACGACGCCGGCCACGGCTGCCTGGGCGCAGAACGACACCTGGAACACCGGCATCGTGATCCCGAAGGGCTCGCGCATCCTGCGTTCCGGTCGCCTGTCCCACGGCATCTTCGGCGCCTCGGTGACGATGCACGTCGGCATCCGCGCGCTGGACGGCACCGTGATCGACGTGGACGGCATCGCCGCCTCGCTCGACGTGGCCGCGGCCGGCGTCAAGGAACTGGACGGCGGCTCGCTGTTCGCTGCCGGTGTGGCCTACACGACCACGCAGGACAGCGAGGTCTACTGCACGCTGAACGCCGCGAACCCGACCGACAACGCGCAAGCCGAGGTCGAGATCCACTATATCGCGCCGTCAGCGACCTGATCGAGAGCGGTTGCCCACCTCTTTCTCCCGGGTGGGTTGTTTCAAAGGGGGCCGGAGACGGTCCCCTTTTTTCATGGAGCCTGACGTATGACCAGCGCGGTGTCGATCTGCTCGAATGCACTGCTGATGCTCGGCGATCGACCGATTGCCAGCTTCGACGAGGCGCAGGACCGGGCGGCGCTGGCCTCCAACCTGTGGCCGGTGGTGCGCGACTCCATCCTGCGATCGCACCCGTGGAACTGCGCCATCAAGCGCGTGGCACTGGCGCCCGACGTCACCGCGCCGGCGTTCGATTGGTCCTACGCCTACACGCTGCCCGAGGACTTCCTCAAGGCACTGTCGATTGGCGAGATGGGCCGAGAGGGCGAGTTCCGCATCGAAGGCCGCAAACTGCTGTGCGACGACAATCCGTGCTACCTGCGGTACGTGTTCAAGAACGACAACCCGGCCACCTACGACACGATGCTGGTCGAGGTGCTGGTGGCCGAGATGGCGCACCGCATGGCCTATGCCATCACGCAGTCGGCCTCCATGGTCGACACGATGGCGCAGAAGGCTGCGATGCTGATCCGCCGGGCGCGCGCAGTGGATGGCCAGGACGACACGCCGGAGCAGTTGGGCGATAACCCACTGTACGAGGCTCGGTTCCTGGGTTCTGGCCGGAGCTGACGCATGCCGCGCGTCACGCTCAACCAGACGTCATTCACCGGCGGGGAGATCTCGCCGCGCGCCATGGGGCGCACCGACATCGACCGCTACGGAACTGCGCTCAAGCGGGCACGCAACTGTCACCCTGTCATCACCGGCGGGCTCAAGATGCGCGAGGGGTCGCTGCATGTCGGTACTGCGGTCGCTGCGAATCCGCTCGAATCCGTGCTGATCCCGTTCGTGCTGGGTCGCGATCAGGCCTGGCAGTTGGAGTTCT